GTTGTTATTGGCAGTTAAAGCAAAGGTTGAAATATCCAAATACAAGAGGCTTGATAGGTCGTGCAGTCCTAAAGACACTTAAAGAAACTACATTGGTTTCGTTCTTTCAAGTAGCTAAGTTACAAGGATTAGAAGCTGGTAAGCATTACAAGTACAACGGACAAATGAGCCAAATAGAATTATTTAACGGCTCAGTTATTCTACTCAAAGACCTTTACGCTTACCCAAGCGACCCAAACTTTGATGAATTAGGTTCGTTAGAGATAACTGATGCATTTATAGATGAAGCTAACCAGATAGAAGATAAAGCACGAAATATTATCAAGTCAAGGATTAGATACCAGCTTGATGAAAACGAATTAATACCTAAAGTTCTTTACACTTGTAACCCAGCTAAGAACTGGACCTATTCGGAGTTTTATAAACCACAAGTAGATAACACAATTGCACCTAATAAACGATTTGTAGCCTCACTAATTGATGACAATCCATTTATCTCTAAACACTACAAGGAAAACCTTTTAACATTGGACACAGTTTCAAAGGAGCGTTTGCTTTTTGGTAACTGGGAATATTCAAACGACCCATCAACATTAATAGATTATGATAAAATTCTTGATGCTTTTAATAGCAGCTATATTCCTACTGGTTCACGATATATTAGTTGTGATGTTGCTCGTTTTGGGTCTGATTCTACTGTCATTGGTATTTGGGATGGTTATCGTGTTAAGTTGCATCAGTATCAAGGCAAATCAGTTGTTGAAGTGGCTGAAATCATAAAACAATACCAAGCAGAGTTTCAGATACCTAATTCTCAAGTAGTGGTGGATTCTGACGGTGTTGGAGGTGGAGTAGCAGATATGATACAAGGTTGTAAGAACTTTGTAAATAATAGTTCTCCATTAGAAAACCCAATAACAAGACAAAAAGAAAACTTTGATAATCTAAAGTCTCAATGCTATTACAAGTTAGCAGAGTACATAAACGATAACAAGATATTTATAAACGCAACTGGTACAATCAAAGAAAAGATTATCCAAGAGTTAGAGCAAGTAAAACAAAAAGCAGTAGATAACGATGGTAAAAAAGGAATAATACCTAAAGACAAAGTCAAAGCATTGATAGGTCGTTCTCCAGACTTTAGCGACTGCCTTGCTATGAGAATGGTTTTTGAATACACTCCTAAATTTCAAGTAAGCGTATTCTAATATAAAATCTTTAACTTTGACTAAAATATACACAAATGGGATTATTTGACTTCTTGAAAAAAAGACAGAAGCTAAACACTATTTTACCTAACATACCTTTTAACGGACAAGTAGCAATACAACAAGGCATTGTAACTTGGCAAGGTGGAGATAATATTAGTTTTGTTAAGGAAGGCTATCAAGCTAATGATATTGTCTATTCAATTGTAAAGCTAATTACTGATAAAGTAAAGATTGCCCCTTGGCATGTTTACAAAGTAGTAGATGAAGTTTCAGCTAAGAAGTACAAGGCTTTAATGAGTCAACCAGATAAAATTGAAAACTGGAAAGAAGTTCATAAGCTGCATAAAAAAGCATTTGAGATTTACGATGGTGATTCAAGATTAAATGAATTGCTTAAATACCCAAACCAAGAGGACACATGGGGTGATTTAATTGAGGCATGGGCTGGTTTTAAATTAGTTACTGGTAATTCTTTTGTGTATGCTAAAATGATTGAAGGCGGAGCAAATACTGGCAAACCTTATGAATTGTTTGTATTGCCGTCTCAGTATATGTATATCATAGCTAATACAATGGAGTTCCCTCCAACGATAGCTGGTTATCAATTAAATTATGGTCCTTTATGGGATTTTAGCAAACAAGAAATATTACAAGATAAATACTTTAACCCACAATGGAATACTACTGGAAATCAATTGTATGGTCAATCTCCGTTAATGGCTGCTGCGAAAAACTTGACTCGTTCGAACGAAGCCAAGACTGCGGCGGTTGCATCTTTCCAGAATGGCGGTCCAGCTGGAGTTCTTTTTATGAACGATGATAGATTCGACCCAATAAGCGGAAATCAACAAGCACAAGCATTAAAGAGAGCAGTAAGTGAGAAAGGTGGAGCAACTAACTTTAATTCAATTGCAGTTAGTGGTTATAAAGTAGATTGGAAACAAATAGGATTAAGTCCGGTAGAACTTGACATTATTGAAAGTGAAAAGTGGGATATGAAAGCACTTTGCAATATTTACGGAGTACCGGCACAATTATTAAACGATAGCGAGAATAAGACATACAATAACCAACGAGAGGGCGAAAAGGCTTTAACTCTTAGATGTGCTTTGCCTTTATTAACTGGAATGAGAGATAACATTAACAGAAAGTTACACTCTGACTGGGGTTATAAAGGAACTAATATTTATGTTGATTATGACGCATCTATTTACGGAGAACTTGAGGCTAACAAGAACGAGCAAGTAGAATGGTTAGATAAAGCGTGGTGGATTGCTCCTAAGCAAAAGATGGACATAATGGGATTGGAAATACCAGACTACATAAAAGAAGAGGAAATGGAGAAACTTTATATTCCAAGTTCTTTACAACCAGTAGATGATTTCCAACCATTACAAATACCAGAGTAATGATTTGGCAAGATTATCGTAAACTTTATGCAAACGCATTAAAGACCTACTCGCCTAAGTTCAAAAAAGAACTACAAAAGCAAGTAGATACTTATTGCCGTACTCAAGATTACGATGCCATAAGTGATAAAGCCTTAAAAAAGACCATTAAGCAACTCCATGTGTCATTAGGTACTAAGATGGCACTAATAGCAGAGAAAGATGTTAAAAAGCTATCTAAAGGGCATATAGGTCCATTTGAGGGCAAGTCAGCAAAGACTGATTTATTTTCTTATGTTATTTTACAATACTTAGAAAGACAAGGCTTAGATAAATTAGCAGCAGATATTACTGATACTACAAAAGAACAAATTAGGAGGTATCTTATGCAAGGTGCGGACAAAGGTCTAAGCTATGCTGAAATGATACCCTTACTAAGACAAGCTGGGATTACTGATTACAGAGCAGAACTAATAGCAAGAACTGAAACATCAAGAGCAGCCAATGCTGGGTCAATGGTAGGTGCTTTATCTACTGGCTTAGTTACTGTTAAAGAATGGATAGCAACAAAAGACAATAGGACTCGTAGATTTCCAAGAGATAGTGCGGACCATTTACACATGGATGGAGTACAAGTTCCAATAGATACAAAGTTTCAAGTAGACGGTAAAGGATTTATAGATTTTATGTTACATCCCGGAGATTCAACGGCACATGCAGCAAATGTTTGTAATTGTAGATGCACATTAGGATATGAGGCAGTAAGAGGGGCAGATGGGCAATTATTAAAACTACAAAATAACCCACCAAAAGGTGATGCTGGAGTTATTTGGGGTTTGCTTGGAAATGTATTAGGAATGACAATTGGTAATCTTGTAGCCGAAGCGTTGCAATAATAAAAAATATAATAACTTTGTTTTATGAGTAAAATTGAACAAAAGGGATATGATGAAATGTTATTAGACATTGTCCCAGAAACAAGAACAGTTAAAGCGTGTTGGTCTCGTTTAGGTAATGTAGATTTAGACGGTGATATTATCGTTGCTGAAGCGTTTACTAAAACAATTAAAGAAAGAGGACCAGCGGGAAAAAATATGATTTGGTCATTAGTTGACCACAAAGCAGATATGGCACATACTTTAGGTAAGCCTAAAGAATTGTATATTGAAGGCGACATGCTTGTAGCAGTTACAGATTTAATTGAGACTGAGTGTGGCGAAGATGCAATCAAATTGTATGAAGCTGGTTTAATCAATCAACACTCAATTGGTTTTACTACATTAAAAAGCACAGTTGACCAAAAGACTGGAGTAAGAACAATTACAGAATTAAAACTGTATGAAGGTTCAGCGGTTCTATGGGGTGCTAATCCAGAAACTCCAACTTTAGGTTTCAAAGGTGAATTCAAGGAGAACAAAGAAACATTATCTTTGCGTTTAGAAAACTTGATTAAGGCATTTAGAGGTGGCACATTTACTGATGACACTTTTGCTTTAATGGAGATTCAAATAAAACAAATACAAACTGCATTATTAGAACTTGAAATTGTAGAAACTATCACTCAACCCGAGCCATCAGTTGAGCCGACCGAAACAGTAGTAGAGGAGAAAAGTAATGAGGAAGTATTGAAAGCAATCAAACAATTTAACAATCTATTTAAAAAGTAAAAATGGAAAATTTAATCAACGAAATGGCAGAGAACCTTAAAGGTTTTCAAGCTAATGCAGAAGCTCAAATTAAAGAAGTAGCTGCATCTGTAACTGTTGTAAAAGATGAGTTACAAAAACAAATCGATTCTCAATTAGCTGCTCAAAAGAAAGCTGCTAAGAAAGAAGTAAAGCACATTGACGAAGTTATCATGGAGAAATTAGACGGTAATTTCGATGCAATGGAAAAATCTTTGAAGTCTAACGGTAAATATCGTTTAGATTTATCTGATGTTAAGACAATGACTTTAAGTGGTAACTTAACTGGTGATGCTCAAGCATCTTATGCTCCAAACCCAGCTATTCAACCAGCACAAAGCATCAACTTTAGAGATTTAATCCCTACTGTTAGAAGCGAAAGCGGTTTGTATGTTTACTATCGTGAGAATAGCGGTTTGACTAACAACATTGCTAACCAAACTGAAGGTGCTGATAAAGGTGAGAACAATTACTCTTTAACTGAAGTTAAAGTTGTAAACGACTACTTAGCTGGTTTCTCAACTTTCTCTAAGCAAATGTTAAAGTCTTTACCTTTCATGACTCAAACATTGCCAAGAATGTTACAAAGAGATTTCTTTAAGGCAGAGAACGCTGCATTTTTCTCTACTGTATCTGGTGCTGCAACTGGTTCTACTACAACTGCAGAAACTAACGACTTGTTACAATTGATTGATTACATCGGTAACCAAAAGACTGCAAACTTCGTACCTTCTTATGCTTTAGTATCTCAAACTCAAATGGGTAGATTATTGAAAGCTACTGTTGCTGCTGGTTACTATGCTGGTAACGGTTCTGTAATCGTTTCTCCTAACGGTGGCATCACTATCTGGGGTGTTCCAGTAGTATCTGCATCTTGGGTAACTGATGACAAAGTATTAATCTTCGATTCAAGCTACTTAGAGCGTGTAGAAGTTGAAGGTTTAGCTATCGAGTTCTCTTATGAGAATGGCGAGAACTTCCAAAAGAACTTAGTAACTGCTCGTATTGAGTGTTACGAAGACATCAACTTAATGTTGACTACTTCAGCTATCTATGCTGACATGGGTAATGTTTCTTAATATTAACCAATCTATAATAAAGACCCCATCTTAACCGGTGGGGTTTTTTATTATAATTAATGTAAATTTGTAAAAAATGGGATATGTACACATTCATAAATGATTATCAATTTTCTAATAATACTCCAGTAACAGAACCGGTTACACTTGCAGAGGCTAAATTGTATTGCAGAGTAAGTACAACTACTGAGGATGCATTAATAGAAACAATGATTACTCAAGCAAGAGAGGCTATAGAATTAGCAACTAACTTAAGTTTGATACCTCGCCAAGTAGAAGTATGGTTTAACAATCAAGGTGGTTTTTTTCAGTTGCCTTTTGGACCAGTAACTTATTTACTTGCAGTCTATGATAACAATGGAGATGAAATCACTGGTAATGAATTAAAGGTAGTTGGTGGTGCTTATCCTAAAATCAATTTTCCTACTCAAGCTGATATGAAAGCAGTTTACAACGCTGGGTTTGATTGCCTACCAAAAGACCTTAAAATAGCTATCTTAGACCAAGTAAGCTATGATTACGAGAACAGAGGTTTAGATTCAAATTCTGGTATTTGTGAGAAAACATGGAGAGCATGTCAAAGATGGTCTAAAACTTCGCCAATATTATAATATGAAATTAGGTAAAGCAAAAACTGATTATGTAGATGCTAACTCAATGACACGCCAAGTGTTATTATACGCACCAACTCGCACAAGTGATGGTCAAGGTGGTTATACTACTACATTTGCCCTACAAAGCACCGTTTGGGGCGATTTAAGACCAGATAATAAAGTAAGAAACTTAGGCGAGTCAGAATTACAGTTTGACCAACGAATGAGCCTTTATATTCGTTATGGCGTAACGATTAGCGACACATACGAAGTAGAGATAGAAGGTTCAAGATATACAATACATTCTATTAAGGATGTAGAAAACCAGCATAGATTTTACGAACTTGTAATTTACAGATAATGGACCAAATTATATTTAGACCAGAAGGATTTGAAAAATTATATGCAAAGTTTAAATCTGTAAATGAAGCGGCAAGAACTGAGATAAAAGATGAGTTTAATGCATCAGCTTTAAAAATACAATCTACTGCTAAAAAACTTGCACCAGTTAATTTTGGGCAATTAAGAAATAGTATAGTATTATCTGAGGTTGGAGATGAGTCTAATTTTGTGTTTACAGTTAGTGCAAAGGCAAAATATTCACCTTATGTAGAATTTGGAACTGGTCCTAAAGTAAGTGTACCAGCTAATTATTCAGAATATGCAGCTAAATTTAAAGGCAATAAAGGTGGAACATTTAAAGAGATGGTAGATGCTTTGATTTTATGGGTAAGGAGAAAAGGGATAGGTGGAGGTAATGATAAGGCAACGGCTTATGTAATTGCAAGAAGTATTTTAAGAAAAGGATTAAGACCGCAACCTTTTTTAATACCAGCATTTGAGCAAGAAAAACCAAAATTATTAAAACGAATTAAACAGATATTAAATGCTTAATCCTAATATAGAAATAAAGAAATGGTTTTATACTAACTTGACAAGTGCAAGTGGATTAACCGTTTATGATGGCATTGCCCCAGATGGTGCTGGTAGCGAATATATCGTAATGGAAGGCAGAACATCAAGCCAAGAGCAAGGCAAAAGCGGATATACAAACTCTATTAGCATTGATGTAGACATTGTTACAAAAAATGCTAACTTTGGCTATAAACGAGCTGAAGAAATTAGCAATTTGGTTTTAACTGCTATTAATTCAGATACTAACATAGTATTGGCAAACGGCTTTTATAGTTCGTCTTTAAGTGTGGGAAGTATCAGAAATTTAGATGGTTTAAACCCTTTAGATAATGTATTTAGAACGATTATAACATATAACATAATAATAACTCAAAATTAAAATAAAATGGCAGAAACTAAAGTATCAGCAAGGGATTACATCCTATTAGCAGACATCGATGGAGACTCAACTTATAAACCAGTTGCTTGTCTTACTTCAAACTCTTTAACATCAACTGTAAACACAATTGATGCAACTTCTAAATGTGGAGACCAATTCCAACCCGGTCCATCTTTTACTCAATCTTTTGAGTGTGAAGGTTTTGCAATTGATGAAACTGGAACTCCAGCTAAAGATAGCTACCAACAGTTATATGCTGCTCACGCTGCAAGAACTGTATTTTCTATGAAAATGGGTAAAGCTACTCCAGCTGCTGGTGATATCACTTATAGCGGTCAAGTATGGATTTCTAACTTTGATGTAAACGCAGATGATAAAGATGATGTTAAATTTACTGCAACATTTGTAGTATATGCACCGCCAGTAACACAAAATGAAACTGTATAAACAATAAAAAACCACTATGTATAAATTAGAACTAAACAACAAAACAATAGATTTAAAATGGGGTACATGGGCAATGCGTGAGGTTTGTAAAGATAAAGGCATAACCATAGACCAATATTTTGAATTAATAGGAGCAACAGTTTTAGACTTAGATACTATTATTAAGTTAGTTTATGCTGGTTATAAAGCAGCTTGTAATAGTAACAAAACGCCATTAGAATACACTGAAAATGATGTATGCGAGTGGTTAGATGAATTAGGAGGTATATTTAATACAGATGGTCCATTAATGGGGTATTTCAAATACATCGTTGAGAATACCATAACTGCGGTAAGTGGTACGCCTAAAGAAGAAAAAAAAAAGTCTAATAAAGCTAAGCTGGGATGATATTTTAGTTAAGGCTGCCGAATGTAATATACGCCCAAGCGAGTTTTGGGAGATGACTTGGAAAGACTTTTCTATTATTGTAATGGGAAAGGAAAAACAAGAGTTAAACGAATGGGCGAGGACACGAAACCTCGCCTATATTGTATATCTAAGTAGCACTTCAGAAAAAACGCCAAAAAGTTTAAAAGCATTTTGGCACATACCAGAAATTGATGACATAAAACCAGCAGAAGAAAAGGTTATGCTAACAAATGAACAATTAGCACGAACTCTAAAAATGTACGGCGTAAATAAATAAAAATGGCAGAAATAATAGGTTTAGAAGTCTTTTTAGGTATGGATGCAAAGCAGTTACAAGCTGAACTGCAAAAGTCTGAAAATCAATTACGACAATTCCAAACTCAACTTAAGAAATCTACTGATACTGCACAAATCGGTAGACTACAACAAAGTATTGGTAATCTAAATGCTACGATAGGGAATATTAATACTGCCATGACTGGTGTTGCTAAAAAGTCTGGTGATGCTACTCAATCTTTAATTGGCTTATCAAGAGTTGCACAAGATGCTCCTTATGGTTTTATTGGTATTGCCAACAACATTAACCCTTTACTTGAGTCATTTCAAAGATTACAAAAAGAGACTGGGTCTACTGGTTCTGCAATTAAATCATTAATAGGTGGCTTAACTGGTCCAGCTGGTATTGGTTTAGCAGTTGGTGTGGTTTCCTCTTTACTTGTTGCGTATTCAAACGAAATAGCTAATTTCTTTGCCAGTCCTACTGAAAAACTAAAGAAGTTTAGAGAGGAACTTAATAAGTTAAATCAAGATATATATAAAGTAGTAGGAGAGGCACAAGCAAATAGAGCAATAGGATTAAATCTTGTTAATGTTATTACTGGTGGTGATACTAAAAAGGCTGAGACTGCTTTAGCTAAATTAAAAGAATTATACAAGGATAATGCTGATATACAAAATGCTAAAATAGGTAATGATAAAAAATTCTATACCCATTTAGTTAATATGGCTTCATTGCAAGAGGCGGCAGTTGGTAAAGAAAAGAATAGTGCTGACCAATTAAAACTTGCTTATGCAGAATATAAAAAATTAGAAGCCGAAAGAAACACAAAATTAAAGGCTGCTGAAGGCTTAGGTGCAGTTTTTGGATTTAGTAAAAAAGAAATGGTTGAAACCGAAAAGCAATCAATCAATCTTAAATACGAAAAATTACTTCAACCAATTAGAGAGCAAATACAAAGAGCAAAAGGATTAAATGCTGAATTTGTAGATGCAGTTACTGATTTTAGAGAGGTTGATAAAAAGAAAGGTAAAGGTGGTGATGCTTTTGCTCAAGCAGTAAGAGAGGAAAATAAGCAACTTAGCTTAGAGATGTTTAAGCGTAAGCAAATGCTTGATAAGCTAAAAGAGATTTCAGCACCAATATTAATGCAAAAGCCAGAAGACAAGGCTAAAGCTGAAAAACAAAGATTAGCTGGTATCAAGTTATTTGGTGAGTCTAAAATGACTGGAGATTTAGGTGAGTCATTAAAAGGTAAAACAAGTGCATTTTATGAGGAAACAAAAAAAGACAATGAAGAGAAAGCATTAAATATACAGTTAACAAAGCAACAAACTGAAGCTAATTTAGAATTAGCGAGTACATTAACAAACTATGCAGCAAACTCATTTATGAATTTATGGTCATCAATGGAGCAAGGCATGAGTTTGGGTGAGGCTTTAGGAAATATGTTTATGGACTTAGCTAAACAAATTGCAGCGGCTGCATTAAAGGCTTTAGCCTTCCAAGCAATATTATCATTAATTCCGGGTGCGGGTGGAGCAGCAGCTACTACTGGGGGATTTGGAGCATTATTTAAAGGTTTCTTAGGTCTTGCATCTGGTGGTGTTGTAACAAGACCTACATTAGCAATGGTAGGAGAGGGCAACGAAAGCGAGGCAGTAATGCCATTAAGTAAATTAAGCGGTATGTTACAAACTACTTTTAATGCTGGTACAATGGCATCAAGAGGTGGTGGCGGTACTGGAGAGTTTATTTTAAGAGGAAGTGATTTAGTATTGGCAACTCAAAGAGCAAACAATAATTTAAAATATAGAAGAGGCTAATGGCATACGGACAAAAATACCAAGCTACATTTGCGACAAGAGCAGATAAAAATATCTTGCTTAAAATATATCAAGATGGGTATGTTGGCTCTGTAATTACATTACAAGGAGTAGATGTAAGTTTACAATACTTGCCTACTTCCGATGACCCATTTGAGCCTATATTATCAAGTCAATTAAATATATCATTAGATTTTACAGACCAGTTAAATAATATTATTGATTTTACAAATATCAATGATAGGTACAATTATGTAGAATTATACATAAACAATGTAAAAAACTGGGCAGGATTTATTATTAGTGATAATGTACAAATATCTTATTCTACCGGAAATAAAATATTATTCTTTAATGCTACCGATGGTTTAGCAATGTTAAAGTATATTCCTTATGAACCACAAAGTACATGGTCTGGTATAAATGAGGCAGTAGAATTAACAAGACTTATTAGAACATCTTTATTAAAAATTGAGTTAAAAGATAATCTTAATTATATAACGATGTGTTCATACTATGCTAATGGCATGTCAAATAGAAGCGTAGATAGTTGGAGAGATACATTTGCTCAAACTTATATTAATTACAGAGCATTCTTAAAAGATGAAAATACATTTATCTCTGCTTATGATGTGTTATATAATATAGCTAAGTCTTTTGGATGTAGAATATTCCAAGCTAAAGGTAAGTGGTGGATTGTATCAATTAATGAATTTGCAGATACAAACGCATATTATACAGAATATAACGGAACTACTGGATTAAGAGTTAATAATGGAGATGGAAATAGAATTAATACATCAAGCATTATAGAGGCTTTTGAAGATAACACAAGCGGGTTATATTTTATCAATAATAGCCAGTTTAAAATATTAAGAAAAGGATTTTATAAGATTATAGCAGAAGGTGATATTACAGTATCTAAAAATTATATCAGCAATGGTAATTTAGAATTAAACGATGGTACTGATGCTACATTCTGGGTAAGAAATGCAAGTGGTGGTTCATCTGTAACATTGCAACAAAATACTACTTATGATTATTACTATTTTGAGTTAGTGCATGTTGCGACTCCGGGTGCGGATTTATGTTCTGTTGAAATAGCAGATTATTCAAGACCTTATGTGTCTATTTACGATTCATTAAAATTAAGCATATTAATAAATGCTCCATCTACAACTGCAATTATAGGGAATATAGAAATTAGCATAGTAGGTGATAGTTCAACATATTATTTGAATAGTAGCAAAGAATGGGTTACGACTGCCTCAAGTTATGCAGTTTACAACCCAAAAACTACTGGTGCTGCTGAGGCATTTACTTTAGATTTAACTTCTGCTCCATTCCCTATAAATGGTAGAATGAGTTTTAAATATACTTTAGGTGATGGTGCGGTAGATTTTATTACACTAACAAACTTTGTATTACAAATTAAATCTACTTTATCTGATTATAATTTAACTGGCACAATAACAGAAACAGAGCAATATTCAAACACGGTAGAATTTCCTATCGGAACTAATGGAAGTGCTGATTACTACCCAAGTGCTAATGGTTCTTTGCTTTTAAGTAATAACACAATTGCTACTGGTTGGTATAGATATGGTATAGATACTCCTAATGCTTTTGCTACAATGGCTGAATTAATGATACAACAGTATATTAATATTTATGGTCAAAACATAATAAACATTGATTGCGAATTAAGCAGTTTTTATACTGGTAATACAAGTTATCCAACATTTGATGCATCAAAGCTATTATTTGCTGATGATACAGACCCAGCAAGTATTAATGTTAGCACAAAGTCTTATATGCTTGGTAATTCTACAATTACATATCCAAGCAACCAGATACAAGCAACTTTATTACAAATTAGCAACGAGGAAATAGAATGCACAAGAGTAAATAAATACGGCAACCAATCAAGTAGCTTTTAATAAATAAATTAACTTTGAGTTATGGCAGTAATAGGAAATAATATCATACTTTATAAAAGAAATACATCGGTTGACCCATATGAGGATATACCGTTTGCATGTTCTACTAATTGTACATTTAGCGTAAATGTTGAGCAATTAGAGGTAACATCTCAAAGTTCTGCTTGGTTTAGAGAATATAAAAACGATGTAGCAAGTTGGCAAGTAAGTTGTGAAGGATTAGTAGTTTTGAATAATCAATATAACTATTTAGCATTATTAGATTTACAATTAGACAGAACTCCTATAATCATTGATTTTGCAATTGATAATGGAGTTGACGGATTAGTAGTTATTAGTGGAACTTGTAATCTTACAAGTTTACAATTAAACGCACCTTATAAAGATGTGGCGACATATAGTGTAACACTTCAAGGTAGTGGTGCTTATGGGGTTGCTGGTACACAAATTACTCCGGGTGGGATAATCATTAGAGAGGGTCAAGTTTACAATAAACAATATACTGCAACTGGTGGTGAAACAACTATTACTTGGGCAGACATGATTGGCAAAGAGTGTATTTATGTATCAAGAGGTGGATTAGATGTAAGAAATATTATTACAAGCGGTTCTCCAACAAGTGAACAAGTAAAATTTGATACATTAACTGGAGTTGTAACATTTGGCAGAGCATTAGAAGCTGATGAATTTGTAAGAGGTTTATTTAATTAATTATGGCACATCAATTACAAGTAACTGGGTCTGCAAGTCTTGCCTTTATGGGTGGTTCTGGTAATGTAATTACTGGAGCAGATAATTTAGGAGACTTATTTAAAATATCTATTGGAAGCGGGTTAACTTTAACTGGTACAACTTTATCTGCATCTGGTGGTACTGCTTTGTCATTAACTACAATTGGTACAAGCGGTGCGGCAACTTATAATAGTACAACCGGAGTTTTAAATATTCCAATATATTCAAGTGGGGCTGGTGCAGTTACTTCTGTTTTTGGTCGTACTGGAGCAATCGTTGCAACTGCCGGTGATTATAATACAGATTTAGTTACTGAGGGTTCAACAAATTTATATTACACAAATGCAAGAGCAAGGGCGGCATTAAGTGCAAATACTGGTTCTGCATTGACATATAATAGTTCAACTGGTAGATTTACTTTAAACGCTGCTGACGGTGGCGTTCCGGGATATGTTACGACAACTGATTATAACTACTGGGATAGTAAACAAGATTCTTTAGGAACTGGCACAACAAGTCAATATTTAAGAGGTGATTTAGTTTGGGCAGCACCTCCAGCACCAGATTTAAACGATTTAGGTGATGTAGGTATTACAAGTCCTACTAATGGTCAGTTACTTAGATACCAATTAGGTACATGGGTTAACTTCACTCCTACTTATGTAGCAGCTGGTTATTTTTCAGCTACTGCTCCTTTATCATATAATAGTGGGACTGGGGTATTTAGTATTAGCCAAGCTGGAACTGGCTCAAATGGTTATTTATCAAGTACAGATTTTAATACATTTAACGGTAAGCAAAACCAACTAAATGGAACTGGCTTTGTAAAAGTTAGTGGCACAAGCGTATCATACGACAATAGCACATATTTAACAACTTCATCTGCTGCAAGTACATACTTACCCTTGACTGGTGGTACATTATCTGGTACTTTAACGGCAACTGGCTTCTTTGAGTCATCGGACAAACGCCTTAAAAAACAAATAGAGGCTAATTACGCCCCTCAAAGCGTTCAAGATATACAAACATACCTTTACGAGAAAGACGGCAAAATTGAGGCTGGATATTACGCACAAGAGGTACAAAAGATTATGCCTTATGCAGTAACCGAAGGTAAAGACGGTTTTTTAGCGGTTGCATACAATCAAGTTTTAGTATCTAAGGTTCAATATTTAGAAAATGAATTAAAAGCATTAAAGAATGAGTTGGGCAAGTATAGCAAGTAATCAATGTATTAGCTGGGATAATTTAAAAGATGCAGTAGCTACTGGCGTGTTTATGGGAGCAGAGGCGGCAGTTCCTCCGGGTTCAAAACAGATAACAAGAGCCGAAGCAGAGCAATATGCAGTTATTAATCCTATTACTTCTAAAGCATCAAATCAGTTACCAGTTAAATCTGACCTTACTTCATTAAGTGGAGTTTATAAATGGAACATATCAGACAATGGTGATACATCTACAAATGCTTGTTCATTATATTTAGACCCAAATACAATAGCATGGACAAATGTTGCTACTCCAGTTGTAGGTACTGTTTTTTATGCTAACTACACACTAACTACAATATTCCCAATGACTTCATATACTGGATTATTTTTACATTATCGAGCTTTCGGTAATACTGGAGCTGGATTTAGAGCAAGATTTAACTTAGGTACATCTTCTATAAACGGTTTAATAGTTGCTTGTTAGTATATAGACTTAAATTAGTAAATTTGTAAAAATATCTTTTTTATGTCTTGTAATAATAGTGCTGACTTAAGACCAGCAACATATAATATCCAAATCTGGAAAAATGATAACTGGGCTCAAACTTTTGCTTTAACTGCAAATACTGAGCCTATTGATTTGTCTGGTGCTTATTGTGAAATACAAATCAGACCAAGCATAAAATCTACTACTGTTTCCGCAACTTTAGATAGTGATGGCAACGGAATTACAATAGGTGGGATTGATAATAACTTAATCACTATTGATTATCCTATTACAATAGATGCCGGTAATTATGTATATGACATGACAGTAGTATTTCCGGGAGACTTTACTAAAACTTACATTTGGGGAACTTTCGTAGTTTATCAAGATATAACACAAATCTAATGAGCACAGAAATAACAATAAATCAAGACCGAATAGACATTAATGTAGATACTTCAGTAATTACAATTGAGTCTCCGCAAGGTGGCTATCCTTTACCTAATAATGTTTATTCAGTATTTGGTAGGGTTGGTAATGTAGTAGCTGAGGAGGGAGATTATGATTTAACACAATTAGGAGATGTTACTATTACTGGTCCTTTAACTGGTCAATCTTTAATCTATAATGGAACAAGCTGGGTAAATAGTACAGAGACTTACACTGGTACTGTTACATCGGTAGCTATGACTACTCCAACTGGTTTAACTGTAACTGGTAGTCCTATTACTACTTCTGGTACTTTAGCTTTAGCTTTAGCAACTGGATATTCAATACCTACAACTGCATCTCAAGCTACTTGGGATTCAGCATATAATGACAAGATAAATAGTGCTGCCGTAACTGGAACTACTACTAAGACTTTAACTCTTAACCAACAAGACGGAGGTACAATTACTGCTACATGGTCAGATTATGATACTGCTCCAGTTACATCGGTTTTCGGTAGAACTGGTGCTATTACTGCTCAAAGTGGAGACTATAATACCTTACAAGTTACAGAGAATACTAACTTATACTTTACAGAGCAAAGAGCAAGATATTCTATTAGCGGAGATGCTACTTCTGGAGTGGTATACCAAAATACAACTGGTATTATCGCTTTAGACGATATACCAAATACAAGTTTATTGCACGATTCAGTTACAATTAATAGTAAAACAGTTGCATTAGGTGCATCTACTACTTTAACTACTACTGACATCGGTGAGGGGACTAATTTATATTTTACGACTGCAAGAGCACAAGCTGCAATAAGTGGCACTGCTCCTATCAGCGTAGCAAGTGGCGTAGTTTCTATTAGTCAATCTGGTCCATCTACAAATGGTTATTTAAGTTCGGCTGACTGGAACACATTTAATACAAAGCAATCAGCTTTAACATTAGGAGATTTAACTTCAAGTGATATTACTGTAACTGGTGGAACTGGTGCAGTTGTAGGTTCTGGTTCTACATTGACTTTAGCAACGGTTAATAGCAATGTGGGGACTTATGGCTCGTCTATTGCTATTCCAGTAATTACAGTAAATGCAAAAGGTTTAACTACGGCAGTTTCTACTGTTGCGGTTTCTATTCCTTCGGGTTCTTTAAGTTTTATAGGTGATGTAACTGGTACTGGTAGCACTGGTTCAGATACTACTTTAACTTTAGCTACTGTAAACTCTAATATAGGAGAGTTTGGTGATTCGGTTACTGTTCCTACTTTTACTGTAAACGCAAAAGGATTAATAACGGCTGCAAGTGAGAATGCTATTCCAACTGCTACATCAAGTGTAACTGGTTTATTGACTTCTACTGATTGGAGTACATTTAATGCAAAACAAGCACAATTAAACGGAACTGGATTTGTTAAAGTAAGTGGAACGACTGTTTCTTACGATAACTCAACATATTTAACAACTATTGAAGGCATAGCAGCTGGTGGTGAATTAAGCGGAACTTATGCCTCACCTTCTTTAGTAAACTCTGCCGTAACTGGCAAGGTTTTAACTGGATTAAATGTAACTGGTGGAACAGTTACTGCTACTGATTCTATCTTAGATGCATTTGGTAAAGTACAAAACCAAATCAACGGATTAATAGGAGGCTCACAATATCAAGGTACTTGGAATGCATCAACAAACACTCCAGCTTTAGCAAGTGGTGTGGGAACTAAAGGTTATTACTACATAGTTAGTGTGGCTGGTTCTACTAACTTAGATGGTATTACTGATTGGAATTTGGGAGACTGGGCAATCTACGATGGTACGGCTTGGCAACAAGTAGATAACACAGATGCCGTTGTAAGCGTAAACGGATTTACTGGTGCGGTTTCTTTGACTACATCAAACATTGCAGAGGGTACAAACGAATACTTCACAACTGCAAGAGCAAGACAAAGTGTAAGTGCTGGAACTGGTATAAGCTATGATAACTCAACTGGAGTTATTACGAATAGTGCACCAGACCAGACTGTGAGCTTAACTGCATCAACTGGTATTTCTACAAGTGGTTTTTACCCTAACTTTACAATTACTAACACTGCTCCAGACCAAACAGTAAGTTTAACTGGTGGTACTGGAATTAGTGCAACTGGAACATACCCTAATTTCACAATAACAAATACTGCACCTGACCAGACTGTGTCTTTAACTGGTGCTGGTGGAACTTCAATAACTGGAACATATCCTAATTTTACTATTACAAGTTCAGTAGGAACTGGAACTGTAACAAGTGTTGGTTTAACTAATTCTGGTGATGCTTTAAGTATTACTGGTTCTCCAATTACATCAAGCGGAACATTTAACATAGGATTCTTAGGAACTGGTGCTCAATACATAAAAGGTGATGGTACATTAGCTGCTTTCCCTACTACAATAGACCAAGCTAAAAAATTAGTTACAGAGGTTTATAATGCTACTGGTGCAACTTTAACAAAGGGTACAGTAGTTTATATTAATGGAGGTCAAGGTAACTTACCAACTGTTACTAAGGCTTTAGCAAGTGCTGATAATACTTCTGCTCAAACATACGGAGTAGTACAATCAGACATTACAAACAATAACAATGGATTTGTAGTAGTAATAGGTTCTTTAAATGATATTGATACATCTGCTTATGCAAGTGGAACTCAATTATATTTAAGTGGTACAACTGCTGGTGAATGGACTTCTACAAAGCCTTATGCACCTATACATTTAGTGTATGTAGGTATCGTAGTAAGAAGCCATCCAACTCAAGGAGTAGTTGAGATTAGAATACAAAACGGATATGAGTTAGAAGAGTTACACGATGTATCTGCGCAAAGTCCATCTAACGGTGATATTTTACAATATGTTTCAAGCACAAGTTTATGGACTAAAACTGCTGGTACAACAAGTGCAATAGCAGAAGGTTCTAACTTATACTATACAGATGCTCGTGCAAGAGGTGCAATTAGTTTAACGACTACTGGCAATAACGGAGCATCAACATACAATAGCACAACTGGTGTGTTAAATGTGCCTACTTATACTTTAGCTGGTTTAGGGGGTATCAACTTAACATCTTTAAGTGCTACAAGTCCTTTATTATACGATAATACAACTGGGGTTTTCTCAATACAACAAGCATCTGGCTCACAAGCTGGTTACTTATCAAGTGCGGATTGGACAACATTTAACTCTAAGCAATCGGCTTTAACAAACCCAGTAACTGGAACTGGTACAACAAACTACTTACCTAAATTTACTGGTGCAAGTACAATTACAAATAGTATTATTTATGATAATGGAACCTTGATTGGTATTGGAACTTCAACTCCATCTTATAAATTAGATGTTCAAAATAATGTTACTGATTTTGTAGCAAGAATTTTAAATTTAAATACTACAACAGATAGCGCTGGTTTATTGGTTCAATGTGGTGTTAATGCTGGTAATGAAATTGCTTTATTTAGAAATGCTGCTGGTACTTCAAGAGTAGGAATTTATGCAAATGGAAATGTTGGGATAGGTGCAACAAATCCAAATTATAGACTTGTTGTAAATAGTGCAATTGATGGAATTAGTGCTGGAATATCTGGTACAACATATGGTATTAGGTTTGACAATGGAGGAACATTTAGTTCTGGTATGTCAACAATACATGGTGTAGATTCTACTTTGACTGGTAGTTATCAACCAATAATGATAAATGGTTCCGATGTAAGATTTGGCATAAGTGCAACAGAAAAAATGAGACTTAATTCATCTGGGAATTTGGGTATTGGTACTAATAGTCCAGCTTTTAGACTTCATGTTGTAGGTCCAACAAATGGTGTAGCTTATGTTTCTGGTTCATCAAACGCTTATAGAGCAGAGTTAGCATTAGAAGCAAATGGTCAATTTACTGGTTCATTTGTAGCTAATCCAAGTGCTTCATCTTCATATGGTGGAATTGGTACATCATTAGTAGGTATTACAACTTCATCAACTGATTTTGTAATAGCTACAAGTAATACAGAAAGATTGCGAGTTAATACAAGTGGTCATGTATTAATAGGTCAAACATCTGCATCTGGTTCAACAAATGGAATTTATATGAGACCAGGAGTTGAGAGTGGCTTTATTGTAACAAATGATATAGCATTACAATTAAGTAGATTAAGCAGCACTGGAGATATTCAATCATTTTATAGTGGAAATACAAGAGTTGGCACAATTTCAGTTTCTGGCTCAAATACTTCTTATAATACATCGTCAGATTATAGATTAAAAGATGATTTTAAAGATTTTAATGGAATTGATTTAATTTCTAAAATTAGAACTTATGATTTTAAATGGAAATTAGATGATACAAGAAATTATGGTGTAATTGCTCATGAAATTGAAGAAATAATACCTTATGTTGTAATGGGAGAAAAAGATGGAGAATTTTATCAAGGTGTTGATTATTCAAAATTAGTTCCAGTATTAATTAAAGCAATTCAAGAACTTTCTGCTAAAGTATCAGCATTAGAGAATAAATCATAAATTTGTAAAAAATAATAATATGACATTAAGCAACGAACAATTACAACAGTTAGAAGCTATCTTATTGGAAACTCCATTTAAGTATGCTCAACCTATTTTAAACATTTTAACTAAGGCTGCTCAAGAACAAGCACCTAAAGAAGAAGTAAAAGAAGATTAAGATGAATCACCACGACACAAACCAACCGATTTTGAGTGTAATATTAAGCGTTTCTGGAGCTTTAATTAGTATTGGAAATTTTGTACCATTAGTTCAAATTACGGCAGGATTGGTTGGTATTGCGACTGGTGTGGTGGCTTTGCATAAGCAACTAAAAAAGAAGAAGTAATGAAATCGGTTATTATCACTTTATTAATAGCCGTTTTGATATTTTTCATATTTGACAAGTCAAAGTACATAGGCAACGAGCCAATCATAGTAACTAAGGTTGATACTGTTTATAGTAAAGACACAATAGTAAAGATTAAGAAGGGTAAAGACATTCCTTTTGAGATTTACCGAGTTTTAGAAGATTCAATCTTTATTCACGACACGATACAAGTTTTAAGCGACTACTACGCTACAAGGGTTTATAAGGATACAATTACCCAAGATTCAAGTAAGTTTTATATTCAAGATTCTATTTCCCAGAACAAAATTCTAAATAGAGCATTTAAGGCACAAATTGCCTATAAAACGATTTACAATACTACAACTATAACTAAAAAGAATAAGAATGCCATTTATTTAGGCTTTTTAACCGATTTAAGGGCATTTGACAATAAATTAGGGATAGGAGTTGGCTTAGGCTATTATTCGCCTAAAAAAGGCTTATTTTTGCTAAACGCAACAACAAATCAATATAGTTTAGGTTTTTATAAAAAATTCTAATATGTCAAAATGGATAGCCAACTTACTATCAGACGAGCGAGGAAGTATATCTACAAAGCGAGTTATCGCCTTGTTGAGTGCGTTCTTTTTATGTGTAACACTTTTGCTTAACGCAATTAAGGGTATTGCACTTTCGGACAATATTGTAAACGCAGTAATGGCTATTTGCGTGGCTGCGATGGGTTCTACTTCTATTGATAAATTCTCAAACAAATAACTATGAAAAAAAACGAAAAAGAAGCATTTGCATTTGGTGTTGTACTTTGGATTGTGTTAGTAAGTATCTTTGCTAAACATTTGTTATAAAAGATGATTTCCAAGCGTTCAATTGACCTTATTATTCAGCATGAAATAGGCGGTCGTGCGGTGTATGAAAAACGCTACCAAAAGCCAATATGGGCTGGTGGTGATTCTGGCTGCACTATTGGGATTGGCTACGACTTGGGTTATGTAACCGAAAAGCAGTTTTTTAGCGATTGGCAAGGTTTAAACCTTAACTTCTTAAACGCACTTAAAAGATTCTGCGGAGTTAAAGGCGAAATAGTTAAGACTATGCTAAGGGGCGAGGTTCTTAATGTAGTTATTCCATATAATATGGCATATGATGTTTTCGTTAAGAAATCAATACCTAAGTATTACGCAATGACTAAAAAGATATATCCGCAATTAGATACTTTAAACGAAGACACAAGAGGTGCGTTAGTTTCTATGGTATATAACAGAGGAGCGAAATTAGACGGAGATTCAAGAAAGGAAATGAAAGCTATCGTGGATTTAGTGGCTAAACAAGATTACGAGGGAATTGCGGAACAAATTGAAAAGAGTAAAAGATTGTGGGAAGGGCGTGGACTTGATGGGTTGGTAATTAGGAGAGAAGCTGAAGCGGATTTGATTCGTGAAAGTATGGCATAACCAAAAAACCGAAAATAATGGCTGGAATGAAAACAACAATGAGTGGCAAGATAATCCTTGACTACTTAGAAAAGTATCCTCAATGGATGCCATCGCATACTTTAGCATCTTTAATCTACAAAGAGAACAAGAACCATTTTGATAACTCCGAGCAAATCCGAGCCTTAATTAGATATTACAGAGGTAAACTTGGTTCTACTGCTAAGAAACAATTAACCAACACTAAATTCGTTGATGAGTTTACAAGACACTCCGCAAACTTTGTGCAACCTCCTACATGGGTTGAAGAGAAACAAATTTTTAATTTGCCTATAGGAATAAAGAAAATGGGTTTTATTAGTGATTTGCAAGTTCCATTTCACGATCCAAAAGCAATAGATATTACATTTGATTATTTAACAAAGGAAGGAATAGACACGCTTTTTATTAATGGCGATTTAGTTGATTTCTACCAGTTAAGCGATTTCCAAAAGGATCCAAGAGTAAGAAAGTTTGACGAAGAACATGAAGCTATTATTGAGATGTTAGCTTACATAAGAAAGTCGTTCCCAAATATGACTATTTACTACAATTTAGATAGCAACCATGAATTTAGGTATGAACGCTATATGCGAACAAAAGCACCAGAATTATTGAGTTTGCAGTTATTTGAGATAGAAGATATTTTACAATTAAATACTTTTAACATTAAGCCTTTAAAGAATAACGACCATGTTAAGTTCGGACATCTACCAATAATACACGGAGATACTACATTTAGGCGAGGTTCTGGAGTAAGTCCTGCTAAAACATTATACGATAGAGTAAAGCAGTCAGCAATTGCATCCCATGTACATAGAACAAGCGAATACACGACTAAAAACCAGTTTGACGGAGAAATATTTACTTGTTGGACAACTGGGCATCTAATGCATCCAAATGTTGAATATTGTAAACACACAGACCAGTACAATCAAGGATTCGCAATATTAGAGAAAGATAAAAGCGGAGAGTTTAGAGTACACAACAAACGAATAATAAAAAACAAAGTATTTTAATGAGCCAAGTAACCGAACAAGTGATAAACGACATCAAAGCAAGAGAAATAAAAGGCTTAGAAACATACGGAGTAACAATGGATCGAACTGATCTAACGCAAGACCAATGGTTACAACACGCTTACGAAGAAAGTCTTGACTTCTGCATTTATTTAAAAAAATTATTAATTATTAGAAATGGCAACTCTTAAACTACCTAAAGGATTCAGCAAAATGACATTATTTGAGCAAGAAAGCATTTTAGTTACCAAACTAAACGAGGTTTACGATTTAGAAAACGAGATTAAAAAAGCGTTAGCAAAAGTTAGAGGTGGATTAAAGTACACTCCTAAGGAAATTGACAGATTAGATTTGATTGAATTAAAGGATGAAAATTAGAATTATATATAAGAAACTGGGCAAAGAAAAGGCTCACGGCATCGCTTGTAGTGATGGCGAAGTTCTTATTGATTCAAGATTAAAGGGTAAAAAGCATTTAGAAATATTGATCCACGAAGTTTTGCATCTTTTAAACCCAGAAGATAGCGAGGAAAAGATAGTGCGTAAAAGCGTTGCCTTAACCAAGATACTATGGAAAGAGGGGTACAGAAGAGTTGACAACCACGACAAAGACCTGCTTCAAGACGGCTCAAAATAGAAGTCTTATCTTTGTAATGTTGTTTTTTCATAGTTCAGGTTTCTCCCAGTGTAAAAAGCTGGGAGTTTTTATTTATATTTGCTCATTCATATTGCATAGTTTAGATTAAGGTTTTACAAGCGAGGGGTGTTTCTACATCCCTTTTTTTATGCTAAAATCATTAGCAAAATGATCCGAATAAGCCAGATAATCGGTTCAAATGTTAAAATTTCCTTAAATAGTAAAAAATAATTGTAGATAAGTTTGGTGGATAAGCTATGTGCATATATCTTTACTTCATAAACCAAAAAACAACAATATGAAAGCAAATTTTGAGATTTTCCCAATTGGAACTAAAGTACAGTCTTATGACAAAGATGGTTATTATGTAATGAACGCTTGTGGATTTATTGAAAAACACTTAGGGGATGGACATTGTATTATCAAAGCGTTTAACGGAAAGTATTATTCAACTGTTGGTCAGTACAGAATTGCAGAAGTAGAGCAATTACATTAAAATAAAAATAGGGGTGCGACTATTCAACGCACAATTTTATAACCTTAAATTAAAAACTATGAACTGGCAAACGACAATCTATTATGCCCAAGACGGCATAGACTACCAACAAGTATTAGAAGCACCACACATCCCAAGAGTAGGCGATAGTATTATCGCAAATTTTGGCAAAGGAGTACACAGAATTATGTTCACAGTAGAAAGCATTACATTTTCTACAATGTCAAACTCAATTATTATCACTTTAAAACCTTAAACATGAATCAGTACGAAAAAGACTCAATCAAGCCTATTTATGCCTTCATTATTTTTATGATTGGCTTAGTATTAACTGCATTAGTAGAAAACCTCTAAACCTAAAAATATGAATCTAATCTATCAAGGGAAACAACTAAAACTACACAAAAGAGCGGCTTGTTTATTAGAATTGTTAAAGTCTGCACAATCCAGACAAACGCTATTTGAGAAAGATTTGGCAACTTGGCGAAGAGGTACAATGGATGACCCAATCCGCTTAATGCAGCGAGAGGAAGACATTCTTATAAAGATTGCCAGAATGAACCAAGTTCAAAAGCGTATTTTAAAATCATACCATTTTTTAATATTGGATTTGTACGAAATCACAGAGGATTTTATGCTTCCAATTAACCTTTTACACTTTTAATATGAGTTACATAGACAACAAAGCGTATTATATCAAGATGGTGCAAATCTTGGAATTAGAAAACGAATTACTTAGAAAACAAATTAAAGAAACAAAACAGAAATTAAATGAGTTACTTAACCCATCCGATAATGAAGGAAAAATCGGGATTAAAACAACAAATAGAGAAAGCGGATCAAATCATAGCTAAAGTTGCAGCTTTTTATGGTATGTCTAATGAAGACATAAGAGGCAAATGCCGTAAGAAAGAACTGGTAAAAGCTAGATGGATTGCGATGCACTTTATTAGGCAACAAACTGACTTTACGCTAAATACAATTGGCGATATGTTCGGAAGGGACCATACAACAGTAATCCACGCTTTACAGACTATTAATGATATTATGGCTTTACACTATGAAACGGACTTCAAAGAAGATTTTATAAAAATTCAAAGATTTATTTGATTATTCACAAAAAAGTCCTAATTTTAATTATCAAATAACCTAAAACACAATCTATGCAAGAATTACAACAAGTCAAGCCGACTTACGAACTTATCAACAAAGATAGTCTTTTGAGCCTTTCAAATGAGTTGGCAAGTCTTATCAAAGAGAAAAAACTAAGTACTAACATTCAAGGTAAACAATTTGTAAATGTTGAAGGCTGGGGTTACGCTGGTGCAGCAATTGGATTAATTCCAATTATTACCGAAGTAAAAGACCTAAGCAAAGAAAACGAAACAAAATACTGGGCAACTTGCGAGGTTAGAAATATCGCAACTGGACAAGTAGTATCAATTGGACACGCTATTTGTTCCAACAAAGAAAGAACTAAAAGAACCTTTGACGAGTATGCTATTTGCTCAATGGCTCAAACAAGAGCCGAAGGAAAGGCTTATAGACTTTTATTAGGTTGGCTTATGAAAGCTGCAGGATTTGAAGCAACTCCAGCTGAAGAAATGGACTTTAGCAAAGAACAAGCACCTTATGTAAAGAAGCACGAAACTCAAGAGAATTTAGTAGTAGCAATTGATTTTTGCGAAAGTTTGACGGAATTAAAGCAACTTTACGAACTAAATATTACTATGATTCAAGAGAACGGATTAAACGAATTATTTACTAACGCTAAAAAGAACTTATAATGAAAACAGCAATGCAAATAGCAGTAGAAAGTTATAAAAATGACGGAGTATCTTTCACTGATTGGTTTTTGGATAATTATGAAATGCTACTTGAAAAAGAAAAACAAGAAATAATTCACGCTTTTAATTGTGGAGAAAGTTTTAGTGTTGATTATTTTAATGCAGAAACACCAGAAGTGGCACCATCAGTTAATTATTACATACAATCTTACAAAAACAAATAACCTATGAGCAAAGAAGTACAACTTGAAAACTTACGAGACAATGTAAGATACTGGGAATACCGATTTAACAATTGTAGTCCACATCAAGCACGAGCAATGCAACAAATGGTAATTAAAGCTAAAGAGCAAGTAAAAGAATACAAGAAAAAGTATTTCCCATCTTTATTAGTGCCACCAAATTACTTTAAGTCAGAGCCTTATGTAAGGATGTCGGATTGGACTGAAAATCTAGAAGAATATTCAAATTAATATTATGAAATGGATTTGCTTAATTATAATTTTATTGTGTATTATGGATGCAATTAATAATATAAAAAAATAAACTATGCCTTATTCAACTTGCTGCGGAGCTTACACCGACATGGGAGAAATTGATATTTGCCCAGAATGTTTAGAACATTGCGATTTTGAAATAGAAGATGAAGAAGAAGAAGAAGAACTTTTAGAAGACCAAAAGACGGAAGACCAAATAAATGAATGGAAATGGGTATTTAATAGTAAAATTAAGAGATAATAATAAATCAAAAAATTACAAAGTACATAGAATTGTTGCCAATGTATATTTAGATAATCCAAGTAATTTACCACAAGTAAATCATAAAGATGGATTTAAATTAAATAATCATTTTGTCAATTTAGAATGGGTTTCTGGTTCTGATAATATGAAACACGCTTATAATAATGGTCTAATGAAAAAAAATAGGCAAAAATGTGTTTTAGATAGTCAAACTGGGATTTTCTATGATTCAATAAAAGAAGCATCAATAGCTAAAAATATTAATCACAATACAATGAGAGGATTAATATTAAACAACAAAACATCAATTATTCATATTTAAAAATTAAAACATGAAAGTATTAAATGTATGTATGGAAGACATTAAATGGAAACCAGTACAAACTAAATCTGGAGTAAAACATTACGCAAATATTGCCGTTGATTACCTAAGAGAGCCAGACGATAAAGGTAACAATCTAACAGTCTGGAATAATCAAACGCAAGAGCAAAGAGCGGAGAAAGCTAAAAAGGAATATTGCGGTCGTGGTAAAGAGTACAAGTTTGACGCTAAAAAAGAGTATGCAAATACTAATAAGCAGGAAATGGAAGATCAAGATAATATGCCATTTTAAACATTAACAAAACTTTAACAATTATGAAAACTCAAAAAGAACAAATCAAAAAACACTTATTAAGCAGAAAATCAATTACTCCTATTCAAGCATTAAATAAATTTGGTTGCCTTAGACTTGCAGCGGTTATTTATAAGCTAAAGAACGAAGGATTAAAAATTATGACTGAAATTGAGTACAATAAGAAGAAACAATTTGCTAAATATAGGTTAGTATAGTATATTTGTAAAAGGTGTCGGATACCTATTATAAACTTATTGGCTCAAAGCTGAAGCACCAATCCGACTGGTGTGGAAGCCGAGAGCCTTTTTTATTTTATGGCGAAAAGATTTACAGATACAGAGAAATGGAAAAAACCTTTTATAAGGTCCTTGAAAGCCCCTTACAAGCTGCTATGGTTATATATTTGCGATGACTGCGACCATTCTGGAATATGGCAAGTTGATTTAGATGTAGCAGAAATTAGAATTGGAGAAAAATTAAACGAGCAAAAAGCTATTGAATATTTTGCGGAAAAAATAATTTTACTTGATAATGGATCAAAATGGTTTATACCCAGTTTTGTAGAATTTCAATACCCAAGCGGATTAAGCGAAAATAATAAGGCTCACGCTGGAATTATTAAAAATTTGGATAAGTATAAATACCAAATAGAGAACTTTAAGCCCCTTACAAGCCCCTTGCAAGGGGACAAGGATATGGATATGGATAAGGTAATGGATATGGTTAAGGTTAAGGAAAAGGTTATAGTGGAAATTCTTGATCCAAAATTTGAAGAATGGTGGTTATGGTACGATTATAAAGTTTCTAAAGAAAAGGCAAAAAAGTCTTGGAATAAGCTAAATGAAAATGAAAAAGATTTAGCTTTACAATCCGTTCAAGCCTATGTACAATCTACCCCAGATAAAACATATAGAAAACATCCAACAACATATCTAAACCAAAAATGCTTTAACGATGAAATCATCAACAGAAATACAACAAGTCAATCAAGGGTTAGCCCAAAAATTACCATTGAACAGTTACACGAAGCACATTCTAAATTCTTTAGCTAAAAATGATAGAGGTGCAGTTTTTAATGAACTTTGCAGGTTTAAAGACAAAGGCGAAGTTTTGCCAGTAAAAGTAATTCAGTTAGTTCCAGTAAGCGAAAGGCTACCAGCTTTAACTAAGATTTATGGAAATGAAAAAATATCTGGTATACTATCAATAGCAATAACTAAGGCTTTAAATAACTTCAATTTGAGGGTTGGAATGAATGCAGAGCAAATTATGCAATTGTCTTATTCAATCATTGAAGAGGCTGAAGCGGACCAATTGGCTATTCAAGATGTTCTTTTGTTTTTAGACGGAATGGTTAAATACAAATACGGCAAAGTTTATGATAGAATGGATATGCCTACATTCTTTGAAATGTTTGAGGTATATCGTCAACAAAGACATGACGAGTTTGTTAATTTTATGGAAGAACAACACGCTCAAAACAAATCATACGGAGATAGCAACCGAATGTCAACCGATACGGACAAAGAAGCTAATCGTAATGCTATGAATGAATATTTAAAAACAATATCAAAATAATTGCCCCCAAATTTTTAATCATTAACAGAGTGGTGTTTGTTATGTCTAAAATGGGGGCATTAAAACTTTAAACTATGAAAACAGCAATGCAAGAATTAATTGACTATTTAGATAGTATATGGTCAAACGGAGGATGGGAAGAAACTATTAAAGAAAAAGCAAAAGATTTACTTGAAAAAGAAAAAGAGCAGATGTTTAATTTGATTCGTTTTATGCGTACTAATGATAAAATGGGTAAAAGCACAGAAGATTTATATAATGAATTTTATAATAAATAAAAATATGAATCAATTTATAATAGTTTTAACAATAACAATTTATGTATTTATTGGAATATTTATTGGTGCTTTGACAACTGAAAAAGATGATTATGATAGAGATGATATAATTACAATAAGCGTAATAATTTGGCCTTTTGTTATTATAGCAGTATTATTTATTGGTTTTTATAATTTAGTTATCAAATTAGCAGATTTTTTAAAAAACAAATAACTATGAACAATTTAAAAAATGGAAAAACAATTGAAATGTTGTTAAACATTGGCAAAGAAGGAACTGAAAAATATTTAACTAAAGGGACACAAATAAAAGTAACCGAAGTTGAACATTCTGAATTATTTAATTCAATTTTTATTACATTAGAAAATGGACATTTTTATATGATGACAGAAAATTTAGATTATAAAATTTTGAATTAACCAAAACAAATAACTATGAATGAATATAGAATTATTGAAGGAGTATATAAAAATGAATACGGCAAAAAAGAACGCATAGCGTATTACATAAAAGAAAAAAAGAAGTTTCTAGGAATAAACTATTGGAGTTTTGTAAAGCATCTACAATGTGGATATGGCGATTGCTACTATACTAAAACTGAATTTGATTCACACCACGACGCATATCAATTTGTAAAAAACCACTTATGTGGCAAAGATTTTCAGGAAGGATGGAGTTATAAAGTAATAAACGAATTTAGTTGTAACCAAAACAAATAACTATGACAAGTTATCAAAAACTTAAAAAACAAATAGAGCGATTAAAAGAGCATAAATTAACATTGAAACAAGGTTTGGTAAGTGTATGTCTTAACCCAAATTCTACAGTAAGTATTAGTATTATAAATCATCACAAGAATAAATATAAAAGTGTTGACGAAGTATCTGAAAAATATCAAAATAATAACTATGAAATACATTAAATTTTTCTTTATTAGCGTTCCGTTGGCTTTTATACTAATAACAACGGCAAATATTTACTTTGAATTAAAAAGATGGATAAAATGATAGTGAGTGGTGCGGAAAATGCAAGACCAATAAAAATGATAGACATAGAAACAAAAGAAGTAACCATATTTAAAAGCATAGCCTACGCAGTAAGAACGACTAAAGTTCCAGAATACTCAATTAGGCAAGGTTTAAGTCCTTTAGCTAAAAAGCGATTTGAGGTAAATGGTAGAACTGTTGTTTTTCGCATACATAAACCCTAACTTTGCCTTATGGCATTAACTCCATTACCAAAACTATTAGAAAAGACACAAAAGGTTGTAAACGCTTATGTTCGTAAAAGAGACGAAGGTTTGCCTTGTATATCTTGCGGAAGTCCTAACGCAAATCAAGCTGGGCATTACTTCCCTCAAAAAGGTTTTTCAGCTTTAAGATTTAATGAGTGGAATATAAACCTTCAATGTGCGGCTTGTAATTGTTACAAACACGGCAACCAAGCTATGTACAGAATTGGTTTAGTAAATAAGATAGGCGAAGAGGCAGTAAGAGGATTAGAAACTATTGCGACTAATTTAAAAGTTTATAAATGGTCCAGAGAAGAGTTAAATAATATAATCAAGACATATGGCGAAGGTAAATAGCAGTAATAAAGTAACATTTGGTAAACGCAAATGCGGTAAGTATAAAAAGACATCTGGTCCTAAGGATAAACCAGTTAAACCTTATCGTAAACAAGGCAGATAGTATGAAAGACACATTCGCAAAAAGAGAATACAAATGCAAGTGCGGTAGAATAACCGAAGACTATGTATGGCAGTCTTTGTTGGAGTTTCATAAAGTAGCTTGTTTTAAGTGTGGAAAGGAACTAAGCATTGAAAGCCTAAAAGTCAAAGAAAAAACACAATTGCCATCTATTAGAACTGACACAAAAAACCGATAATATGCGATATTTAATTAACAAAAGTAAAAATGAAGCTAAGGATGATTTTAGAAATTCAACAGTTTTTGCATTATTACCTAAAAAATGCTTTGATGTAGAAAGTAGATTAGAATTTATAGTTTGGCTTGAAACAGTAAAAGTTACATACAGATATGATTGGAATATTAAAAAATGGATAATTGACCATTATTATTTATAAAATGAATCTATGAAAATAACAGACATTAAACCTAATCCAGAAAACCCAAGAATAATAAAAGACCATAAGTTTAAGCAACTTGTTGAGTCTATTAAGTCCTTCCCCCAAATGCTGGAACTTAGACCTATCGTAATTGACGAGAATAACATTGTATTGGGAGGTAATATGCGTTTAAAGGCTTGTACGGAAGCAGGACTTACAGATGTGCCAGTTATTTACGCAAAAGATTTAACTGAAGAGCAAAAGAAAGAATTTATCATTAAGGATAATGTAGGCTATGGCGAATGGGATTGGGATGCATTAGCAAATCAATGGGATTTAGAATTATTGAATGAATGGGGTCTCGATTTGCCAGATTTAGATATTCCAGATTCATTTATTGAAGCTAAAGAAGATGACTACGAAATACCAGATACAATAAATACAGATATTGTTGAGGGAGATTTATTTGAAATTGGAGAACATAAACTTTTATGCGGTAGCTCAACTCAAACAGATACATGGGCTAAACTTTTTAATGAAGAATTAGCAGATATGGTAATGACAGACCCACCATATAATGTAAATTATGAAGGTGGAACTGGTTTAAAGATTATGAATGACGAAATGAGCAATGATTCATTTTATCAATTTTTATATGATTTTTATACCGCTTTAGGTTCTTATACAAAAGCTGGAGGAGCTTGGTATGTTTGGCACGCTGATAGCGAGGGAGCAAATTTTAGACAAGCATTTAAAGATTCTGGATTATTACTAAAACAATGTTTGATTTGGGTAAAAAATGCTTTAGTTATGGGTAGGCAAGATTATCATTGGAAACACGAGCCATGTTTATATGGTTGGAAAGAAGGTGCAGCTCATTATTTTACAGAAGACAGAACAAAAACTACTGTAATAGAAGACGAGGTAGATTACAAGAAATTATCAAAAAAGGAATTGTTAGATTTAGTAAAAGAAATAACTTCAGATAAACAAAAGACAACAATTATACATTGTGATAAACCATCTAAAAATGATGTCCATCCAACAATGAAACCAATAAAATTATTAGCACCATTAATTGAAAATTCATCAAAAGTAGGTCAATTAGTAGCAGATGGATTTCTTGGTTCTGGTTCAACTATGGTGGCGGCACATCAATTAAAGAGAAAGTGTTATGGCACAGAACTTGACCCCAAATACTGCCAAGTTATAATTGACAGAATGAGAAAACTTGACCCAACATTGATTATCAAGAAGAACGGAGTACCTTTGTAATTGATTAGAAATTGATTAGAGAAAATGGCAAACGAACAAAACTTAATACCAGCTAAGAAAGGCGAAGTAAGAAATCCCAACGGAAAGCCTAAAGGAGTGCAAAATAGCAAGACAAGACTTTTGCGTTTACTTGAATTAGTAACAAAGGTTAGAAACCCAGTTACTGGCGAAGAAGAAGAATTTAGCATAGCAGAACAATTGGATATGCAGATTATAGCTAAGGCAAGAAAGGGAGACCTTAAAGCCTATGAGATAATCTTAGACCGATTAGAAGGTAAGCCTAAGCAATCAACAGAGGTAGAGGTAAGCGGTGGAATGAGTATTACTTGGGAAGAGAAAAAAACTTATGTAGGAAATACTGGTAGCCTATAATGGAACTTTCTATAAAACAAACCATAGCTTTAGATTTACTTGAAGATAAGACCACAAACGAAATCTTATTTGGTGGTGGTGCTGGTGGTGGCAAGACTGCATTAGGTTGTTATTGGCAGTTAAAGCAAAGGTTGAAATATCCAAATACAAGAGGCTTGATAGGTCGTGCAGTCCTAAAGACACTTAAAGAAACTACATTGGTTTCGTTCTTTCAAGTAGCTAAGTTACAAGG